AGCCTTGTAATCTATCGAAACTATTATCATCCCCATATCCATCAATAATCTGGCTGCCTCTTGGAGATCCTTTTTCTTGCTCATTCATCTCGCTCCTCCTAATAGGGTTGATAGTTCTTCTGGTCCGTGTTGTAAATAAAACTCATTGATATCCATACCTAGCGGTAATTGTACTATCTGCGAGTTCACAACTTCACTCGCCACGCGCTTAGAAAACTCTGCTCCTGGGTTAGTCCCGTCCTCTTTTAGATCGTTGTCTCCGACAACATAAACGGTATCAAAGCCCGTCAATAACTTACTATAATAAGGCTTCCACGCCGCTACTCCTGGCACCCCCACTGCTGGAATACCTAGCACTCCTGAGATAATCACAGTATCTAACTCACCTTCACAGACCACAATGTGGTGACTGTCTTGGGTTACATCAACCACATTATACAGGTGTAGTTTCTGCCCTGTTGGTTGTCCATACTTAGGCTTGCCATCATCTAATCTTCTAAACTTTACACTCGTTGCAATTCCAAGAGCGGTGATATAAGGAATGGATAGCCACCCTTCAAACTGCTCGTGACCAGGTGAAGGATCAATAACTGTTCCGAGCATAAAGGCTTGTGCTATATCCTTAGATACTCCACGTCCGTCTAGATAGGCCAGCGTTGCCTCGTCTATGCTTTGACTGTAACGTGTGACCGCTTCCAGTAACAATTTCGACTGCTCGTTTGACTGCATCTTTGAACTCCAGATTCTCCTTCTCCATCACAATAGCAACGGATGACCCACCCTTACCACAGGTATGACAAAAATATAGGTTGTCATACGTATTCATTACTGCACTACGCCGTGAGTCATCGTGGATACAACACTTGACGCTGGCGCTCTTACCCTCTTTTACTTCCCCACCATAGTAGGAAACGATTACTGCTACGGGGATTGAGTCTGCATCTGCGGTACCTTTGATCCTCTTTTTACGTACCACCCTGGACCAGTCTTGTGCTGGCATCCACAGTCTCCTTTACAATACCCGTGTAACTCTTCTGACTTCTCATACTTACCTTGCGAGTTGAAGTCACCACCAACACTGCAGTTATCGCAGATCATTCTTCCTCCATCTTGGCTTTGAGCCTTGAGCAAAACGCTTCTGGTTCGTAAGCAAAGTCCCCATCACTAATAAGTAATGTGGTCTTCAAACTTGGACCATACTCTAAATTGCAGTTATATTTATAGGTGTTTGATTGTAGTGCAAGTAAACCAACTCCCACTAAAGCAACCAGAGTAAAGACAAATAGGATAGGCGCTATAAGAGTGACTAAAATATCTTCAATCATTCTTCTCTCTCTTCTTCTTTCTCTTCTACCTCAGTAGGTTCTTCAGGTAAAACAACATCTTCAATCTTTTCTTCACCTGTCCAGATTTTACTGGTGGTAATAAACCCTTCTGGTATTGGCATCACTTACTCCTGTCTTGTAACCATTGGTCTAGGTCTTGGATTACCCAAGCCTTCTCTACTCCGTGTTGTCTGCGTTTGACTATAACGAAGGCAGGAGGAGTCGCAACCATCCCCCGTGCCTTCGCATAGTTCTTTGCCTCAACCTGTGCCTCGTCCCAGAAGGCAGGCAGGTTCAACGATTTACGATTCTTACATTCTAAAATATAGGTCTGACCTGCGATTATGGTAACGATATCGCCTTCGTCATTAGCGCCAGCCTTAGCCAAACGCTCGGCAAAGTGACCAAGTTTGCGTAGATACTTCATTACATCTGTCTCAAACTTAGATCCTTTAGCCTTGTTGTAACTACTCATCGTGTCACCTGTAAGTTGGAATGTAGATATGACCGTCCTTGTGCATCAGAGTCACCAATCTGACACGCCCCAAAGTTTGTAAATAGTGTTGCCCACCGTGAAGCATCAGCGTAGTGAGGTCCAAACCGATTCTTCACGGCAGCAACCCGAAGCATTCCTTGGGAGGGGTCATAACCAAGGGTCAGAATGATGGCAGGTAATTGACTTACCTTTCCGTGTATGGCACGACGAGGAGGGGGCATCGTGGGAGATCCATACTCACTCTGTTCTGATACGTGATGAAGCACTAGCACACAGGCTTCGGTCTTGCGTGCCATATCGTGTAACTCCATCATAATTGCACGTAGTCCAGCCCATTCATTATCTGTTTCGGCTGCTACATTCATTAAGTTATCTATCACTATAAGTTCTGGTGCAATTCCATACAGTTCGATATACGCCTTTATCTCCATCTCGATATCATCGAGTGACGGACTGGAGTCAAAGACCCACTGTATGTTCTGCATATTAGAAAGGTAATCTTGATAGTGACGTGGATTCTTTTGTAGATTAGTTTCAACTGTCAGTTGTGAATGACCTGACAGATGAGCAGCAGTTCTGATCATCACCGTTGCGGTGTCAGTATCTGCTGAAAAGAAGAGCGTTGGAATGTTGGCCTTTATCGCATAGACCAGAGCAAACATAGACTTACCTGCATTGGGTGCAGCAGCAACCATACAGACTTGTCCACGTCTGAACTTTACATTCACATCAGTAGAGTTGAGAGACTTCCATACATCGGGTAGGGGCGTAGCCTTGACGTTCGTGGATTGCCACGCACGTGAAAGTCTAAGCACTTCTCTCCTCCTTGACTACAATGTTTCGCTGTCTTCTTATTTGCTTGCGTTGGAACTCTGATAAACCACCCCAGATTCCGTAACGTTCGTAATGGATGCCCCATTCTGCACACTCAATTTGATGGATACACGAGTTACATATACTTCTAGCGTGTACGGCTTCTTGTGTTGATCCAAGTCCTGGTTCAGGGAACCAGAAGTCACCACCTGATTGAGCGCAGAGAGGACTCTCGTACTCACGAGGTCCTCGCATTGGGTCATCGAACCCAGATAGCGTCGCACTTGTCTGGCGCACCCTTTGGTGCAGCGCACATCCAAGCCTTCCAAGGACCCTTGGCTCCATTACCAGTACGGAACTGCATCTGTCCGTGCTTACATTCTGGAGTCTGTCCTTCAACTACTTGCGGTTTTGCTGGTGCTGGTGCAAATCCACCAGATGATACGGGCGCAGCAGGTCTAACGCCTGAGAAAGATTGGCTAACGCTTCCAATGAGGGCGGAAAAGTCTTGCGCTGCGGTCAGCAGTGCTTCTAGTTCCTCCTTGTTTGCAGCGTAGAGATTGATAAGAGTTCCATCAGGTGATTTGAAATTCACTTGGAACTTGGTTGATTCGTTTGCAGCCACTATTTACCTCCAGTATGTTTGATTGAAAGTCGTAGACTTTCCTTACCTTCTAATGTTGGAACAAAGCCCAGAAGTTCTTGGACCAGTTCCTTATTTACTTGTTTGGCACCAGCAACAGAAGACCAACGAACCTCTACTCCTGTATCAGTGACACCGACAACACCAGCAAGTTCTTCTTTTAGAGACTCTTTCTGATTTGTCAATTCTTTTATTTGGTTATCCAGTTGGAGATAGGTCAGCGCTTTGTCAGCAGCAGATCTATCTTCTATCAACGGTAATTCAGTTTTTGTACGTTCTTTTTTTAGACCAACGCATCCCATCTCACCTGATGCGTCGTAGTATTTACAATAGAACTTACAGTAACTCTCATCCTTCTCTGGCTCTGGTGGAGTCTGTGACTCTTTGACACCAGCCAACCAAGATAGGGCTTCAAGCGCGATGGAAGAATCGTACTTCTCTGAGTGGACCTTTACATCGCGCTCGTCACCGTCTCGTGGTATTGCCACAAGATGCACATTGTGGACCTTCCCCAATCCACTTTGTTCTATTAGGTATCCGTAAGTATGTACCTGCCAGCGTTGCTGGAGGCTTGGAAAATAGGTCAGGTTCTTCACCTTTACTGTCTTCCAATCAACTACATCTCCAGTTCCTGGGATGTAGAGATCTACGTGTGCTTTCATACCGTTATGTTCAACGGTCTGCTCAATCAAAACTTCTTTGTTATCTGCCAATGCTTTCTCAATAGCAGTATGGATGGCTGTTCCCATAATGGCAGCCAACTTCAACTCATTCTCATTAGTCTCAGGCTGGTTGTTAAGTTTGTACCAGACCTTACGACGGCAGCCACCTAACTCTGATGGACCTATCTGCACCTGAGTAGAACGTGGTCGTTTATTCTCGCGCTCGTGTAGAGCCTTGATAAGTAACTCTTTTGGGTCTAGTGCCACCGTATGTTTTCCCATCGTGTAATTGTAATGTTGAAGAATAACAAATCTATCTGACAAATTCTAGCCATTATCACAAATAGCGTTGATTCATATTCGTGGTAGTAGTTGATACCTAAACCCCAGTTTTGCAGGCTATTAGGATTGAGATAAATACTCCACTGTGACCAGTTCTTCTTCACGATAACTCCCTCATTTGAGTTACCAACTGTATGGGTGGGCAAGTATTCACGTCAAGCATTGAAGCAATCTGAACGGACTTCTCGGCGTGTTGCTCTACATTACCAATAGTGAGACGACCCAGACGATCATAAAGATAACCAAGAGCATAAGCGCCGCCACTACCGATTCCATAAATCTTGTGATCAGATTTGATGAAAGATAAGTCCGTCGCGATATGGAATACATTCCCATCAAACGCGACAATGTAGTCGAATCCTGAGTCTTTATCTTTCGACGCTTCATAGGGGTCATATCCATTCTCTTTGAAAGCCGTGAGTATTGACGGCATAACTTTCTTACCCATCCACTGAATGGGATCTGCACCTTTGTATGCAGGTGGAGTCCAGTTGTAGGCAAGGATATCTCCTGGCCTAGCATCACCGACAAGACCTAGTAGATACTTACCGACGTGAATAATCTTAGGCGTGGCAGTACTAATAGTTCTAAGACTGTCTTCGGTAATCTGGGAATCTGCTGCTAGAACTGCTCTATCTTCTAGTTCTATCGCTACTAATGTGGTCACTGTCATAGAGTAATGG